GTGTTGTTCAACATCCAAAGGTTTCAGACTCCCTTGAAGAAATTTGAAGATTGAAGGTTCTATGAGAGCTCCTAATCTATATCCCAATTTGGGATGATAGACATCAACACGCTTGAGAAACTCAATTGAGTCTCTATGAGAGTCCATCAATGGTATTAATTTACTCTCTTTATCAGGCATGGTGTATAGTTGACCATAAGTGGCTAAGAAAATAGCAATGGTAACTATGTTGAATTTGTCAGACACCTCTTTACTGACAGATCCTATATTATCATCTCCATATGTCATGAGAGACACATAATCTCTGAATTTCTTGCGCTTCTCAAATACTGGTGCTGGAAACGCATCATAAAAGGCACATCTGAGATTAAGACTACCACAAATGCTATTGGTGATAACAGTCAAAGAATTACCACTAATATGTGTACCTCCCAATAGTTCAATCATATCGCCTTCAAATGCTATAACCGAGTAACTAATGTCACCAACCATTGCTCTCATCATGGTAATATCTCTATCACTGTAATTACAAACTTTGGCTAGATCAATCAGAATACTAAGGGAGGCTATTATCAACTGAGCTGGTAATCTCTGATCATACTTAGAATAATCACCAGCTATGAACTGATCGGTACCAAATTTCTCTATTGATTCCATGAGTTCAGTCCAGTCAGTACCATGACAATTGACACCAACTGCTGTCTCTGCTAATATTGGATTGAATTGCAAAAATCGTATTAATGGTAAAAACAATCTACGCAACCAGTACACCAAGGCTATACCATTGGCAAAGAAAATTCTGCACTTCCTCTTGGAATACACAAGGACCTCATCCTTCTTGCAAGCCTTAGCAGGTACATATGCCCTACATCCATTGGCATATTCGCCACCTACTCTATCAATTTCATCTAATATGATAGGCAGGAAATTCCTCTTGATTTGATATATATCATCAGGTTCTAATTCAACAACATAATCCCTTTTGGGACCAGTGAGAGGGTAACCGATAGATGAACCAAAATTCATAGAGTCTATAAATTTACAACCAGGTATCCCATTAATAGTCTCAATGTGACTTAAAGGGGTTGTGTTCTTCCAAGATAAACCCTCAATTCTTAATATTAGG